GCGTGCACATTGATGGCTACCTTGAGGGCAATCTGTGACTTACCGGTCTTGGGGGGAGCAATGATTGTAATCAACTGACCGCCCTGCAAACCTGCGGTGGCATTGTCAATTGTCTTAAACCCAGTAGTAATTCCAAGAAGAACAGAGTTCTGGACATTCTCGTAATCTTTGAACCGGGAGTCCGGGTCCTTTGTCAGGTCAACGTGATGTGTCCCAACCTGACCCTGCTCATTGACCAAGGTAACCGTTTTTGACATCTCGGAAAGAGCGGCTTCATGGTCATTAGAACTCAGCTCATCGATAGCGGTGTTGAGCCCCGCTTGGGTGATGGTACGCCTACGGAACGCCACCATCTGGTCGATGAGGTAATCGATGGTGTCCTGAACATCAAGGACCTTGAAGTTAGGGAAGTTATCCTTCACAGTTGTGTAGGTTGGGACCTCACGGTACTTGGAGTAGTGGTCGGTAACAAACCGCCAGACACGACGAAGGTCATCGTCTATTACCCACTCGTCTCGAATACCGACCTCAAGTACGGGAATGAGGTTGCGCTCAGTGATTATCTTGCTGAGTAAGCGGTATTCGTTATCGTGTGCCATGTTTCCCTCGAATTGTCTTTATAGGTTGTTTAGTTCAAGTCCCCAAGAGCCGTATCGGGCTACGCGTTCTGGTATGTCAATAACGCCCTTTAGGTTTCCGCGATATGGGAGTTCCCCAATAAAGTCGTCAATGCTGTCGTAAAGGTTTGCGTAATTAAAAGGATTTGCTCCCCGGTTTTCTAGCCGCGCCATGAGCTTATCCAAATGCTCTTGCGTCCACAACTCGTCGGAAAAAGCGGAGAGTTCTACCGATAATCCAAATCGAAAAGACTTGTTCCACAACAGGGATAGGGACGAGTTCTCAAGCCCCAATACTTTTCTTGAGCGCTTTGTTCCGACAATTAGTCGGCGTTCTTCTTCAATATCTGACCGAACGACTACATCAACGTTCACGATAATACGTGGTGGTGTCTCATTAGAGATGTCCCCACCAATCAATCGAGCACCTCAATTTTGGCGTACCTCAAAACAAACTCGCGGAAAGATGCTGCCGTTTTCATAGCATCCACAATGTCTTCATCATCAATATCTGCTGATATTTTGATGGAGTACTTTCCGCCATTTCTTACAATCTCGCGCCTGACATACCGGAGGTGTTTGCACTTGCGGGATATTGCAAACGCGCCGCATGAACACTTCATAATTTCGTAGTCTTCATAGTCCGCTTCAACTTCGCATACTCCGTCGTTGTCAAGGAAGAGTTGAAGAGTTCGCCATTCAGCCGACATGTTCATCCCTTTCATGATTTACGCAAATCCTCCCCATCCAGTTTAACTCTTCTGAACGCTTCGTACGCGAATGAAGACATCGCTTCTGAGTAGTTTGTGTTCCACGTATCCCGGTCTCGGTTTGTTGTAAGTATCGTTGGAAGCCCGTTGTCATAGCGGGCTCGCAAGATGTCGTCAAAAGAAAAGTCGTCGTATTTTGAACCGTACTCTTTGCCAAGGTCATCGAGAACTAGCACCCGTACGTTGAGGTGGTCATCACGACTTCTTCCGTGGAACCCCTCCATCTCTTCATGAAGTTTGCGGCGTTCCTCGGAGTCCACATCAAACATTGCTTTTTTTCTAGAAAGGAGGTCAGTAAAGGTCATATAGTAAACAACCCGAGCCTTGAGGTCATAGCTCTCGGGTTTCATGTGCAGTATTTTTTGCGCCTCTGTGTCGTCATCGGGGAGCCGGTAAATGAATTCGCTGAGGGTACTTACCGCATGGGTAGTCTTTCCGACTCCCGGCTTTCCGTCAAACAAAACACCAACGCCTGTGGTGTTGAGGTTTCCGGGCTTTTTGATGATGTCCCCCGCCAAAAGTTCTCCAAGCCAATCAGTAAGGTCCGGCTTAATTGGGCTTCCCATGTGGTCAACAATGTCTGCGTAATCACGACCGTGATACCGGACAGGGATGTTTGAGTTGCGGAGTAACCAGTGGCGCTTAAGCGGTGCCAGCGTCTGTAGTGAGTGCATTTTCCAATTTCTGCTCATAGCGCTTGAGTGCGCTTCGTCCCGCGATTGACTTGTCAAACTTTCGTCCGTCAGAAGCATAAACATACTCGTCCAGAGGGGATGCTGTTGGTGACACGCCGGAGGCAAGACCTGTGAGCCGTTGGTTGGGCTCGAGACCGAGCATCTCGTACGCCTTGCTGAGGTGGGTTTTAAACATGTTGAGGTACCGACCGTGGATGCGGTGCGCCTCGGAGTCAGCGTTCTTCAGGTTACGGTCGTCGTCGAAGAAGAGGCGCATGAGCTGGAGCTCAACTTCGGGGGACGTCCCGTACTGGCGACGGTAGTTCGATAGCGCACCACGAATGGCGGTGGTGTTTACTAGCCCCGGCGTATACGGGAAGCGCTTGCCGAGTTGCTGTGAGAACTCTGCTGCAACGTCATTGGTTGTCCACTCCGACTCCGGTCGAAGATTGCGAGTACTCGATTTACGCTTATCGACCTTGGGCTTGGGCTGACCGCCATCCATCTCATCTTCAAACAGACCGACTCCGGCAATACCGTCGTCGTCCTCATTCCAGCGTGAAACCACAATCTCCTCTCCGGACGCGCCAGCGGCGCGTACCAAGAAATACGAAGTATTTCTTGTATTACTTACCTGACTACCAGTAGTCATAGTAGTCATAGTATCACTAGGCATATAGTCAGCTGTTGACCCCACAACCCTGTGGGATGGCTCCGGCTCCGATTCCACAAGGCTGTGGGATGGTAAAACGAGTTGATAGACGTTCTTGGACCACTTCCCAAGGTTGCGTTTTGTCCGTATGGTCTCGAGCAGACCCGCCTCTTCAAGACCGCGGAATGCGCGACGAAGGCTCTCCGTACTGTACCCGGTGAGCACCGACAGCTCGTCTGTGGTGACCTTAACTTGGGCTTGGGCGTCCGCAAGATGGTACAACGAAACGACCGTCTTAAACTCTGCGGGAGATAGCTCGGTTGAAAAAAACTCAGGTGGAAGGCTCATAGCGTGCAGAGCCTATCACGACTATGTCAGTCTGCGTGACATGACCTGCTGAATTTGAACCGGACGATTTATCCAACGCATAATAATAAGCGAAATAAATCCGGCAGCCAATGACGCGACAAGCAACGACCAATCGGATACGCCAAGAATCCAACAGAATAGGGCGGCAAGAGGTGCCGATAAAATACCCTTTATAGTAGGCGAAGGAAACGCAGTAAATCTCTCGAGCAAAGTTCCGATAGCTTCTGTTGTAAATCCAACAGCCATTCCAGAGATGATGATGTTCAGTAATAGTTCCATAGGACTATTCTACGAGGTAAACCCTTTTAGTTTTTGTCCGCTTAGGAGTTCCGCGATACCCGATACAAGCTCTACTTGGTACGCCGTATTTGACGGAAGGACACTTTCTATGTTGGTGATTACTTGGGGAAGTTTCTTTTGTTCATTTTGGTACAGGTGCGAAGGCGAGTTGTTTGCAGTCCCGTACTTCCAGTTGGCGTCTGCATAGGAGCCGTCAAAGTAATCGCTAGCGGAGAACCGCGGCTCAAGCTGGGCAAGGTCGACACTAACAAGTTCTGTGTTGTCAAACGTAAAGACAGGAGTCAGCGTAAGGTTGGTAAAGTTTGTTGGCAAGTACAGGCTGACCTGAAAACGATACCACTCCGAGGTTAGTCGCGGAGCGGCTGCCCACGTAACGGTTCCTCCGCTCACGTAAGTTCCTGTAGCAGTTGCAAGAACACTAAAGCTGTTGCCTGTTGTCGATAGTACCGGCGTAGCTACTCCGTCTAAGTTGTACCCACTGGGCGTAACCGAAGAGACTACAACAGAAGCGCCAATGGGAGGTACGCCAAAAGGAGCGGGGTCAATGGTGTACGTCACTACTCCACCAGCTGCCTGTACGTTTGAGATAGTCGTGCTGTTCCGGTACTGGCGGTCTGCCTGCGCACGAAGCGTGTAGGCACCCCCCGAGCTAAATGCTCCCGTGTGACTGCCTGCAATAGTAAACGTGGTTGCCGTTGCGGCTATAACGGTAGTTTCAGCGGAGTTGTAGCCTGAAGGCGTCATCCCCGAGACAGTCACCTTGTCGCCTACGTACACCCTTCCGCTAGAGGTATAGGTAACAGAAGTGCCGTTGCCGACAGCGCCTGAGATACTACCCGTAGAGGTGGCTGTAAGGCTCATTGCGACGTTTGCCGCTTCGGCAGAATAAACAGTGTGTACTCCGGATTGAGTTCCCGCGGTCGTAATAGCTGTTCCCGCGGTCGCGTTTGCTGCCGAAGTTGCTAACCTGAAGGTGCTGCTAGTAACAACAATCGCATAGTAACGTCCGGCTGTAGTTACGCCCGTCGGTAGTGCCCCTGTGGTCGTAAAGTAAACAACATCTCCTGTGGTTAGCCCATGTGCTGCACAGGTCACAACTCCCGGTGCGGCAATCGTCATTGTTGCCGTACCAAGTCCGGAGGACTTTGCATACATGGAAAACGTGTAAAACTGTCCAATAGAAACGTCTTTTTCGTCAATCTCCGCGGTTAGGGTGTTGTCACCCACGTAACGCCCCATGGTGACGTAAGCAAGACCAGCGTCCGTAGCGCTCGGTCCGGGGGTGTTAGCGCCAATAGTCACTTTAGTTTTAGTGACGCTTTGCCCAACAGTCCACGAGGTAAGGGCAGCTACGGCATCTGCGCCTTCAAAGGAGGGGTTGTAGATAAGGTTCTCTTTAGTTGGGGCTAGTCGAGCAATAGCACCGCGGGCTTCGTAGTAGTTGTGGTTTACAGCACCCGTACCAGAGGCAACTCCTACCGTGGTGTTTCTAACGGTAAATTGAGACGTAGTTGCCGAGGTTACTATTACATCTGCAAGATTTAGCGAAGTTCCGGACCCGGTCCCCAAGCCCGTAACGCTTACACGGTCTCCCACCGACAAGGCGGGAGTAACAACGCTGCCGTTGGAAGTTACCGTTGTTACGGAGTTACTGCAAGTGTAAGTGACGGTAGCCCCATCCCCGGTAGCCGCTGTAATTGCAAACTGACGAGACACTTGGAATAGGTCAAGGTAGTACGTTCCGGCAGCACTGAACGAAAGAGTAATGCCAAGATAAACAGCTCCGGCTGGAGCGGTGGCTGACATGGACTGCTTAGTCCACGTTGAGCTAGCGGAAAAAGTACCGGTTCCTGTAGAGATAAATACACCTGAACGGTCGTACCATTTAAGGCTGTAAGTTACCGTCGAGGTCGCAGCCGTTTTGTGGTAAAAACTGAGCGTGTAAGGATTTCCCGTTATTACGGGGATGCCTTGAGTTACGGGGTTTTCGTTGCCAATGTTTAGGCTTACATCGGCGGATGAAGTAACAAGTTTGCCAACAAACTGAGTGTCAACACTGTTTGGTTCTGAGGTCGTGGGGAGCGTAGTGTTGTCTGCGGTCAGGGTTCCCGCACCCAGTACTCTCCAGAAACTATGAGTACTATTCTCAAAGACTTGTGCGGTACCCCCAGACGACCATGCGGTACCGTTAGGGACTGTTGTCTCAAGAGTAAATTGCGAGTTAGTACGCCGCACAATTACCGCCGAGGAACTGTTGTATGAACTTGGGGTAACACCCGTGACAGTTACCACCTGCCCTAACAGAAACTGGTTAGGAGCCGTGTAAGTTGCATACGTACCGTTGCTAGACGCCCCCGTTATGTTTGCCGTGTTTGACGCTACTGACTGGCTATACGATGACCAGTCTCGAAAAGTACTGTCTTGATTGGACAGGAAAAGGTTGGGAGAAGTAGCTACGGTTGCGTTGTACCCTGTCAATGCTTCTAGGTAAGTTGACAGACCGGAGGCGGTCCCTTTGTGGCTATAGATGTACTGAGCTTCACGAACTAATCGGCGAAGATACCGCGTCGAAGGTCGGTTCTGAACTAAGGCGTCTAGTTCGTACGCCTTAACAGACAGAAGCTCGGGAGAATAGTTTGACGCATCATGCCTAGGTTGCAACAGGTCAATGTAAGTCAAAACCTCATCTATCGTGTATGAAAATCCATAAAGAAAGTTTGACAGGTCAGAGTTTGGGTCTACCTCATCTAAAGTTCCGTTGGAGTCAGAAGTAAATACACGGGGCAAAAGGTCCATGAGCTTTTCGTGCGTGTTTCTGGTGCGCCCCAGCATTACGCCAGAACCTTCTACGGCAGAAAGCTGAGTTTCATGTTTTCCGGCAATAAGGACCGTAACATCCCCAACCTGAAACCACTCTTGGTCGCTAATTAAAAACAGCCAAATAGAGTAGTAAGTAAATTTTCCCGGGGTTAGGGGCACGTAGGTTGTAGGGTCTGTTGCGGTACTTACGGAATCGGTAAAGTATCTTGGCGCACGGGTTGTCTGAGCTACTTGCTCATCTATAAGAATAACGCCGTCTTCAGAAGTGTCTGGAACGCCAATCTGGTTGCGCACAAGCCTCATACGGCTGTATGCGCCAACAGGGCTCAACCAAGAAAGGTCAACCTCAGTGTAGTCAACTGCTGTTGCTGTAAACGGAGCAACGTTAAGTGACGCAAGACCACCAGCTCCGTATATAAATGTTGCGTCGGCATATAACCGCGTTCCATATCTTGGCACGGTAAGTTACTCCTTAGGCGGTTCCGCCATCAATAGTTGTAGTGCGAAGTCTTCCTACGGAGTCTACAGAAGTCTTAACAACTCCGCCTACCTTTACTTCAAGAAGGTTTGCCGTTTGAGATGACTGTGCGGTGAGTGTAAGGTTTACCACGTTTGTGGCGGGAGAGCCCCCAACAGTAGGGAGGATAATGGTGCCACCGCTTTTTTTAACGTAGTCGCTGTAGACAATATACGTTCCGTTTTCAACGTTAGTAATACGCTCGCGAACGGTGGTCTTATTAGTTGTTGTATCAAAAGTGTCGGACAGGGACCACGCGGATGCGCGTGTCTGTGGGTTAGTGTCCAAAGTAGAAGCGATTTGCACTACTTCGTCATACAAAGCGTTGACGTCGACGGCAACAACTACGCTGGTGCCGTCAATTCGAGGGGCTCCAAAAGTAGGAATCGCACCCGGATAGTAAACGACCACAGTATCTCCTAAAAGTCTTTACTTCTATTTTGCCTGTTTATAGGGGGACTTATTGCCTATAACCTAATCACAGCTCGTGCTGGGGTGTCAGTACTTAATGATGTAGTTCATGGTGATGTAAGGCTGAAGATTGTTGTGCCCCTCTGAAGCATTTGCTGCAGTCGTGTTGATGGTTGAAATTCCAGTAGTAGCCGCAATGTTTGTTGCAGTCTGGTTTTGGATTGCCGGTGTTGCAGCACTAGTTATATGTGTGCGCCCGCCTGTGCCGCCGCCCCAAGACTCAAAAACGGCTCCGCCACCACCGGCTGGGTTTGCAACGTTTGGGACGCTGTGGTCGTGAGCAGACTGGGTGTGGTTGTGAGGGTTCTGCGTGTGGTTGTGACCGGGGTCAGTAATGCCGTGATTATGGACAGGAAGACCAGACTGAGCACCTGTCAGGACTACGGATTCTGCACCACCAGTTGAGCCAAGAGTGGCAAAGGTGCCAGTAGTGTTCTTTCCAACTGGGATTCGAGTTTGCAGGTCGGGGACATTAAACGTTGTGCCAGACGGCAACCCATAAGGGGAACTAGCTCCACCAAGAACTTCAAATAGTGCTGGGTAGTCTGCTCTAAGTTTGCTTGAGCCGTCACAAATTAGAAAACCTTCTGGAGCAGTTGCACCAGCAAACGCCATTGTTACGCCTGTTGGGACACCGATTCTTTTCTCACTAAGCCAAGCCCCAGTTGCGCTGTCGTAGTAATAGCCGTTTGACTTCTGCCCGTTAGTGGGGCTACTGGGAAAATCGTATGCCATTACTCAGTCTCCGCAGGTTTGGGATACTTCTCTTTTACCGCTAGACAAGTGGCAATGTAGTCATCAACCTGTTGCTGGTCGCCCTTTACAATGCCGTCCAGATAGTCAGCCATCGGCGGGTACTCTGGTGCACGGAGTCGTTGATAGTCAAGTGCATCGTAGGCAGCCTGTAGTCGGGCTACCTCTTCAATAAGGGCTTCTTCCGTAGGTTTTTCAATCTCTTCACTAAGCCACTCAAGACCAGAGTAATCCTCGCCAGTAAGCACCCATTGCGCTCCCGGAACCAGTGTCTGAATTGCGTCTGGTAGTCCATATGTTCTATTCATCATTTTCCTTACTGTGCGAT